GGTTATATGATTTATTAACTCCTGGAACATTTCCAAAGTCAGTCGAACAAGCTATATTAGATGATTATCCTTTAATAGGCAAAAATGAAACATCTAATGATAATTATAATAAAATATGGTGGCATTATCCTATATTTACATTAGGTTCTTATAAACAAATAACTAACAATTTACAATATCATTATAATCCTGATGAAGGAACTTGTATTCGGGCTGATTTCTGTGGAGCTGTTTATCATGATAAAAAAAATACTAAAAGCAATATTATAACTCCTTTACCCCCAGCAGAGGAAGGCCCCGGAGCTAGAGTAGGATATTTTAGAACCGAACCTAATGAACTATACTATTCAATACCCACAAAGGAAAATATTTTATATTAAGTATCATTAAAATGAATATCAATATCTTTTAGTTCAGGAATGGGAATAGGAATAGAAGTTGAATTATCACTTTCTTTCTTAATTACTGTAATTTTACCCGTTTCTTTATTAAATTGTAATAAACATTCACCGCTTGGGTTTGTCATAATATCTACTATGTCTTTTTTTGGTTTGCGATTAGGTGCCCTATGTTCATAACCGCTAACTCTTTCTTTTTCAATAGTAGACCAAATTTCTTCCAAACTACAAATATTATCTTTAAACCATTGTCTATTTCTACAAACTAACACGCAACTCAAGTGTTCAAGTTTCCAATAAATAGTTTTTATATATGTATAATTAAATTTTGGATTATATTGATAATAGTCAACCATATTTTCATTCCATTGAGTAATATCATCAGGATGGATTAAATCTAAAGGTCTATACATATAGAATGGGTTTCCCTCTTTTGTATGAAAGTAAATGATAGCTCCTTTCATTTTATTATCTTTTGATAGACATTGATTTGTAAATTCTATGCCATCATCATCTTCATAATATTCATCTAATGTATCATAAATATAAGAACTATAGTCAGGATATTCAGTAAATTTAGTCTCTAAAAAGTCACATTCATCAAGTTCACAGACTTCCATTTGTAGTTGCATTTGAATCCAATATTCTTTCTTTGGAATGCCATCAATTTCCCTATTAACTATATTTTTAATTTCTAACATACGACCATATCTTTTTGAGCGATTATCAACATTAATGCCATCAGGAGACGCTCCTAAGAACATATATTTTTCATGTTGAATACAACCAAAATCTTCAATTTTTGTTTTATATTTTTGCTCATATATTTTTACTGAAAGAGGTTCATATTTTTGTCCCCAATGTAGAGTTGTATTAGTATTAACCATGACGATTTGTTTGGTTTCTTCATTTTCTAAATCATTATCTTCCGATTGGAATAAATTTTGATTTAATGGTTGACATTTTTCATAAATAAGCTGATTTTTAACAGTTTGACTTTCAAATGCTTTATATGCGTTTGAAGCAGTAATTAAATTATGACGAAATTCATACCATTCTTTTGTTCTTTGTGTTGGTTGTGGTTTATTTCTTAAAAGTTCAAGTCGTCCATTAATAAAATCGGAATCTGGATCTTTTAAGATAATAGTATCTGAATAAGAACGTGGGGGCATAAAATGTTTAAAGAAATCATTCTTAGCATGTTCAATTATTTCATCCATTTCATTTTCAGCATCATCTGTGTAAAATATATCAGAATCAAAATGACAATGCATTAATTCTTGAATATTTTCGTCAAATATATCCTCAAAATCTGGTTCAGAAACAAGAGCAGGATGCTCTTTAATAAACTCTTCCATTAAATATGTGCACGTCTGATATAATTCCAAAGATTCCTCATCATTAAAGTATTTAGGTTCTTCTTCTGGAATTATTTGATCTGTTACGTCAATTAAATCAGTATTATTTTCAGTCATATCTATATACTTTATATATTTATTTTTTTAAACTATTATTTCAATCAATTTTATTAAGTTATTTGATTGAAATGCGATGAATTGTTTAATCATCCTTATCAGAATCAGAATCATCTTTATTTTTAAGATTTTTAGCTGTGCCAGTTTTTTTATTAGGAGCTGTTAATCCTTTAAGGGTTGAAACTCTTTTTTCTAAATTTTTAAGAGTAAAATGATTTGATGTTTTATTATAAAACAAAGCAGGGATATCTTTAATTTCACCGGTTTCTTTATTATAATTAACATCTTTAACCCGTTGTAATTTCTTTTTATCAAGACAATCTCTAAAAAAGGATATTAATCGTCCATATTCAATATCAGTTAAATTATTAGAAACTTGATAATTATCGGCAAATAAAGTAAGTTTCTTAATTTTAGCGGTTTTATCTAATTTGCTCCAAGGTTCATTTGAATTGGTTATTTTTTCATTTTCAAGAAATTTATCCAAATTTGCAAGATCGCTGGATGATTTACTTTCAACCCATGGAACGCCATTTAAGAACATAGATTTATATTTAAGCGTATTCAACTCATTACAATTAGTAATTTGGATTTCTTTTCTCATTTTATATAGTATATTGTAATATAGATTTTAACTCAATTTCAAATAATATATATAATTAAACTATATATTATATTGATTTTATAATAAAGTTTTTTTTTTATTTTAGAATGATATATATATAATAATGGATAATAATAATACAATAAATGTAAAAAAAAT